CTTTTTAGCGGGGTGGGTTTTTTAAGTTTCCCATCGGGTTTTGCCCCATATCCGTGCGGGTTTACCCCATCACTCGTTCATAGTCGCTGATACCGAAGTCGGTGGCGACCTCTGTGTAGTGCCGGAAGATGCCGCGCTGTTCCAGTTGCGTCTTGGTTGCGTGGTGGGTAGCGCATAGGCTTTGGAATAGGTTGCGGTAGAAGGCTTCTTTGCCGTATTGCGCCCACGGGAACACATGGTCAACGGTAGTGGCGGGGGTGACTATGCCTTCCGTCAGGCAAGCGGCGCACATAGGCTTGCGGCTGAGTTGGGTTGCGCGGTGGGTGCGCCATTGCGCGGTGTTATACATGTCGTTGAACGCCTTGCGCTCGGGCGTTGCGTTGTAGCGTTGCGCCTCCCACTTATCCCGCCCGCCGTGGTCCGTGCAGTATGAGGAAAACTTTGCACGGGGGTTCTTGCACCCAAGTGTTGCGCACTTACCATTGCGCGGGACGGTGGGCATGTATTATTTCAGGCGCTCTAAGCGGTAGCAGGTGCGGTTGATGAGTGTGGCAATGCTGTCAACCTCGTTCTGTATTTCGCTGTCTTGTGGCAGTTCTTGGCGTTTGTTGCGCACATAGTCACGCAAGCGTTTCAAATAAGCCAGCGGCTCATCGGTGCTGTTGGCAAACATCGGTGGATATGGCTCAATGATGGTGTCATACGCGCCTTGGATGTTTTCAGCCACCGAATCGGTTGCCTCCACAATGCCATCATAGAACGCCCCGAGTGCGCGGTGGGCGGCATCAGCGCCAGCGCCTTGCACTTGCAGATGGTAGAAATGCGTGATTGTTGCCGAGTGCAACAGTGCGCCCACAAATTCGGCGCAAGCGCCCATGTCCAGTTCTTCCATATTTCCTTCCTCCTCTTTGTATCCATTGGCATGCGCGGCCCGTGCCACTTGCAGGGCTTTGATTTTTGTCGGGAATGGGCCTTGGCTTCCCCACATCCAGCCCTTGTCAGTATGGCGTATCGGCATTTCGTTTTCCTTTTTTTGGGTCGTGTTCTTGGTATTGTCTCCGCTTGCATGTGCGCACGCAACCGCAAGAAGGCTCACGCTTCCAATCGGGCACTTCGCCCCACTTCTCCATTGACTTCACATAGGCTTGCCGCATCAATTTGCATGGCTCTGCCAACAAAAAGCGTTCGCGGCACTTGGCGCATGTCATGGAATAGCCCCCGTGATATGTGTTGGTCGCGGCTTTGGCACAGTTTTCACAAGTCACGCCTCAATCCCAAAACTTATTGAACGCCGCCAGCGGGTAAAACACCAGCGAATTGCGGTAGCCGCCCTCTTTCAGCGGCACGATAGGTGTCACCGCGTGGATGTTGCGCCAAGCGGGGTAGACCAGCATGGAATTGTCAGCCGAATCCACGGTGGCCTCGTAGTCAGGGATGGTGGTGTTGCCGCCGCGTGCGTGGCTTCGTTTGGCAATGATGACATTCACGCACCCTTGCAAATTCAACGCGTCACGGTGATATTGCACGGCGATGTTGCTGTTGCTGATGCTGGATGTAAACAAGCGCCCGAACCGCCATTGCGGGGGCACATTCTCATTGATGATGCGCTCTTGTTCCTCATAGATGGTGGGTGTCACTTCGCGGATGGTTTCCTCGGCCTCGCGGCATGCCAGCAACATCGCTTTCACAAAGGTTTGCGCCGACTTCACTTGGTGCACACTGGACATGGTCGGATAGTTGCGGCGCATGTGGGGTTTGGGCGGCACACTGCCGAGGATGGTGCTGTATTGCGTCACCAGTTCAATGCCAGCCTCCGCACGGGCCTTTTTTTGCGCTTTGTTGCCTTGCGGGCCTCGGCTCATTTCGGTTTTGGGCACGCGGTCTGAAATGAACTCGGCGTTCGCCACCTCCACAAAAGAGCGCAATTTATCCCCCACGCTTTTCAGATAAAACCCGATGGGTTTCCCATCCACCGTGAAAATGGTGTCCTCAACGACTGTGGGCGGCAAGTCGGGGCATCTATCCCCGATTTTGATGCTGTTGGGTATGGTGACGAGTTCAAGCGTTCGCATGTTGGCCTTCCAATATGGCGGTTTTCAAAAACTGATAGCACGCCTCTGAGTTTGCAAAACGGTGGTGCACTTGCATGTTGCTGACGCGGGTGGCAATGCTTTTCAGTTGGCGTTCGGTTTGGGCACTGCCACGGCGTGCGCGGCCTTCTTCCCCTGTGCCCTGTATCAGCAACACAGTGGGCGCAAACAAGCCGACAAAAGTCTTGTTCATAAATCTGTCGCCTTCGCCCACCAGCGTCAATCCATTGGCTTGCGCATATTTGTGCAAACGCGGAAAGTCAGCCGCCACCGACATGCTCAAACGGTCACTGCCATCAAACACGCCGCCCTCGTATTTGCCAAGGATGCCCACGCCTTGCGCTTCGTGGAAAAACACTTGCCCCAATTTTTGGGGCTTGTTGTCAGGCATGTTGGACAACAGTTTGCGGAGCACATAAGTTTTTCCCACGCCGCAATTGCCGACAATCAAATAGTGCGTCATGCTTTGTTTTTCTCTTTGCGCAAGTGCCCAATGATTAACCCGCCCACATACGCGCCTTGTTCGCGCCACCACTTGATCAGTTCTTGCGCCTCGGCATAGTCGTCAATGTCAAATTCAATTTGGATGGCTTTTTTCACGCCCTTTGCCATGTCATCGGCTTCGCCGTCAACATCCTCGTCATCCAGCACGGAATAGTCCACCTTGTTGCCTTGAATTTCAGACGGGTCGAAGGCCAGCAAATCAATGTCAGCGCCCATGCCGCGCAAATCCTCAATCTCCAGCATCAGCACATCTTCATCCCACCCCGCGTTCAGGGCGATTTTGTTGTCCGCGATGACATACATTTTGCGCTGAACTTCTGTCATGTCACTGCCATCAACGGTGGGCACTTCTTCCAGCCCAAGTTTCAGCGCCGCCAAGACGCGCCCGTGGCCCGCAATGATGCCGTTCTCGCCGTCAATCAGGATAGGCACACGAAAACCAAATTCCCGAATAGAGGCCGCAATTTGGCCCACCTGAATGTCAGTGTGCGTGCGGCTGTTGCGTGCATATGGAATCAGGTCGGCTGTTGGCTTGTAAGTGATTTGGAGTTTCTTCATGCTGTTTCCTTTGGCAAGCGTTCGGGATGGTATTGGTAGAGCCACACTTTTTTGCGGCCCATGTTGTTCTCGTTTTCGGTTTGCTCTCGCGTCAAAAATCGTTGGCGTTGTAGGTAACGCAAAGCCATTGAAATTTCGCTTGCTTTCAAATCGGGTGCGTGCGCCTTGATTTTGCTCAGTGTCAAAGGCACGCAAAGGTCTGAGAAAACCTTGCGCACCTTTGCGGATGCGTTCGCCATAAAAAAATCCCCCATGTATGAGATGGGGGATATATTACACGATAAGTATGACGCGTCAAGCGGTAAGCACAGCAACCGCACGCGACTTGATTGTGTCGCCCTTGCCGAACCATGCACTGTTGAGGCGGGCATCGTCAGTGCGCGATGGGCGGTGGTGGTCATAGTATTCGGTCACAGCGTTCAACAAGCCCCATTTCGTGCCGCCAGCCACCTCCGTGCCTTTGGCCTCGCCGTTGAACAAATCCATGATGCGCTTGAATGGGCGGGTTTCTTGCGGGGTGTTGTCCTCGGTGTAGGGCACATCCAAAATGCGGGCGAGGAAGGTTTTGGCTTGCGTTTCTTGGAGGCGTTGGCGTTGTAGGAACTTGGACATTTCCATGAACGCGCCAAACGATTCCACCGCCGCGCCGAGTTTGGCCTTCATCAAGTCAGCGTCAAACTTGGTGGCGTGCGTGAACGAAACGCAGTCAGCGCCGTTGGAAGTTGCCATGCCGAGGGTGTTGTTGCACACCACACGCACAGTGGTGAAGCGGGCAGTCGTTGCAAGGGTCTTATCGCACGATGTAGACAGCAAAAGGAAGCCGCCGATGCCATCACCTTTGCTGACCTCTGCGAACTTGCCTGTCTCTGCCAGCGCCCACAAACGCTTTCCACCGAACAAAGTGCCAGCGGTATGCAAGCGGAAACCTGAGTTTTCCACCAAGTCGCTGAAAAATTCCAACACTTCGGCGGGCTGGACGGGCTTGTAACGGGTGGACACCACAGACAGCGGGGCCAGCGTGTCAGAGCGGTATTGCACAAAACGCTCGGGCACGGTTTGGAGTTCGCCGTTCGGTGCGGTGAACTGTGCGGGCGTTTGCTCGATTGTCCAATCCATGCCAGCGGCGGTGCGCCATTGGTCAAAGGTGGCCTCTTGGTCAAGTTGCTGACCAAGTTTGTGCCAAGGCGTTGCGCCGACAAAAGCCATTTCGGTGAAGCCGTTTGCGCGGATAGTGAGTTCGTGAGCCATGATGTTTTCCTTTTCGTGAAGTGAGTGGTGGCTTACTTGTTGCCACCGTGGTTGATGATGATGCACTCGTTGGCGTGATGCACGCCTTTGCTGTCGATGTAGGTTTCGCCGCACCCTGCCATCCACTCAACAAACATGACGGCAATGAAACCGCCGATGACCAGCGTGAGCAATGCGTGGGCGATGATGCTGATGATTTTTTTGAGCATAGCGTTGTCCTTTCAGCCGAGGTGGGTTGCGGCGATGATGCCGAGGTATGTTTCGGGGCGCTTGCTGAACGATGCCCAAACTTTATATGCCTTCATCGGCTTGGCTTCTTCTGCCAATTCGATGGCGACCCGTGTGCCGCATGGATAGTTACCGATGGCGACTTTGAGTTCGGCGAAGGTGCGGGGTTTTTTCTGCATGATGGTTTCCTTTTCGTGTGGCACGCTTGATTGCGTAGATGTATTACAGCACAGAGCAAAAGAGTTCACAATGAACTTTCTCGGCAACCCCCCGAATTTTTTTCGGGGGGATTGCGCTGTTACCCAATCACATGGATGCGGGTGAATTTGCCGTTGTCCATGAAGTGCGCGCCATTGACGGGGGCCGAAAATGTGGGGCTGAAGTTTTTGGCTTCTTGCCCATCCACCACACGCTTGATGGTTTCTGCCATGATGATTTCGTCTTGCACTTTGATGACGCGGCCTACCATGTAGTGATTGGTGTTGCCGTGGAAGTCATAGGCTTTGATGATGGTTCCTGTTTGCATTTTGGTTTCCTTTTCGTGGAGCACTGCGATGTTGCAGTAGATGTATTACAGCATAGACAAAAAGAGTTTGCAATGAACTTTCTTCGGTTGTCCCGAAAAAAATTCTTCGCGGATGTTTCGCGCACGCAACAAGAAGCCCTGTCTATGGTTCAAAACAATGACCAGTTCGGGCAAAAAAAAGCCCCCCGTGAGGGAGGCTTGTGAGGGTGGGAGGGGAAGCACCACGAAAAGGACGGGTCATAACTCCCGAGGCCGTTTTTGGTCAAACCTAAGACCGCGCCCCCCTCCCGTAGCGATGGCAACCGCTTTCTTTATTATGAGGCCATCAAAACGGGATGTCATCATCCATGTCAGGCGGCATGTCAGGCGGTTGCGGGCCATCTTGTTTGCCA